TCAGCTCTAATTATCATGTGTTTATGCTTCAACATAGCCGTTCCTTTTTGGTTTCTATTTAGTCCACTGAACTATGAGAGGTTGACTAATATTGATAAATACTTTATATTATAATATTAAAGGGTGTTGACACATGACAAAGACATTTAAAGATTATCTAAAAGAAGCTATTGTAGCTTCAAATTACCACTGTAAAGATTGTGGTTGCCAAATGCACAACTGTAAACCAGAATGTCAATGCGAACACGATTCACACGATGAAACAGGTAGTTGGTGGGTAGACAAAAATGGCAACGGCGTACATGATATGGATGAAGAAAGTGCTGGCAATCCAGAACTTGATAAATTATCAGAAGGTGATGATCGTATCATGTTTAAGGGCAAAGAAATAGACACAGATACTATCGAGTACGATATGCAAGATATTAGTGATATAATCTTTGAATTAGAAATAGGCGTTAAGTACACAGATGGTACAGAAGTAGAAGATGGAGATATGGACGAGTTACAGGAACTTCCTGAATTAGTTGATTGGGTTTATCAAGACTATATGGACGGACAAGCCGACCAAGCAGACATGTATAGAGATGCACAAAGGCACGGTGATTTTGAATCAACAGAACTTGATAGAATTAAAGAACTTGCTGGTGCAAGTATTGACGAAACATATGATGACGATGATGACTTCTACGAAGCATACGGTGAGATGTGGTGGAATGAAGATGACGATCCAATAGACGAAGCAGAGTACCAAGGACGTAAAGTTAAACTTGGTAAGCCTATGCAAGGTGACGTTAAGAAGTTTAAGGTATATGTAAAAGATCCTAAAACAGGAAATGTTAAAAAAGTAAACTTTGGACACGGTGGCTCAAGTGTTAAAGGTAAAGCAATGAGCATTAAGAAGTCTAATCCTGCACGTAGAAGAAGTTTCCGTGCTAGACACAACTGTGACAATCCAGGTCCACGTACTAAAGCACGTTACTGGTCATGTAGGAAATGGTAAAATGTTACTAAACGAAATATTTAATAATCCAATAGATGATTCAATGCCTTTTAATGTCATTGATGATGTACACTTTCATATGTTAAATGATGAAGGCTTTTATCGTAAGCACTATATGCCATGTATGGATAAAATGCGTAGCGAAACAAACGAAAAGGTAATCCAAGGACATATTATGCCCTTATGTGATAAAGCATTAAATCATTATTGTTTAAAGTACGACCTTAATAAACTGCCTGAAGAGCTTATGAATGCACAAGAAAAGTCAGACTTGGCTCATAAAGTATTAGATCATGAAAGAAATCCTAAGGAAGAACTAGATGCATCTCCGAGAACTATTTGAAGCTGACGGCAAAATAGCAGTATTTGCTTTTGGGAGGATGAATCCTCCAACTATTGGACACAAAAAACTTGTAGACAAAATGGCTGGATATCCAGGAGACCATTTTTTATTTTTAAGTCATACACAAAAGCCTAAAACAGACCCACTATCATTTGCAGAAAAAGTTTTCTTTGCACAAAAGAGCTTTGGGTCTCATGTAACCGTAGGCAACAAAGATGTAAAAACAATTATTCAAGCAATGCAACATTTACAATCTCAAGGTTACAACGAAGTTATATACGTGGCGGGTTCAGATAGAGTTGAATCATTTACAAAACTACTTAATACATATAACGGCAAAGATTATGAGTTTGACAGCATTGATGTTATAAGTGCAGGCGAACGTGATCCTGATGCAGAAGGTGCTGAAGGCATGAGTGCAAGTAAACTTAAAGCCGCGGCACGAGAAGATGACTTTGAAACTTTTAAACAAGGTGTTGCAGGTGACGAAAGACTTGCACAAATGATGTTTAACAAGGTTAGAGCAGGCATGGGTGTTAATGTTGTTAACGACAGTGTATCAGAAGAAGACCTAGACGAATTAAATCTATTTAAACGTACAGACAATACAAGTGTCAAAGAACAAGATCCAAATAAAATGAAAGTATTAGATTGGATTGCAGATAGAGAAGACGGTAAAGAACACTTTTTGAGTTTTTATCGTAAAGGTGCGGCATGGAGTGGTAGATTGTTATTCATCAAACCAGAAGCGGCGGAAAAATTTAGACGCAAGGTTGAAGATAACGAAGAACATCAGGATAGAATTAAACAAGCTCTAACAAACATTGAAACTACATCTAAACTATTTGCGAGCCTAGGCATTAAGCATGATATAAGACGGGCTGACTAATATGGACATTAAACGTTTAAAAGAGCTGGCCGGTGTCAACGAATACAAAGGATACACACCTTACACATTAGAAAACATTAGTAAGACTGCTAGTGAGAAACGTAAGATAGAAAGAGAAAAAAAGATTAAACCAGGCGATAATGATTGGTTTAAACTTTGGTTTAGTTTACCACACATGACTGGTGGTGGTTTTAGAGGACGTAAAAAATGAAATATCATACTTTAAAAGATATTGAAAACAAAGTTCCTAAGCCAGGCAGTTTCAAACACTTCCTTCGCATACAAGAAAATGGTGGTCGTGTTGTAAAAGGTGTTAACACTACAGCAGACGTTGGTGTAGATGCCATTAAAAAGCAAGCCGCTAAGTTTGGTAATACTGTAGACAAAGATGGACGCCCACCTACACTATCAAAAAAAGTAAAAGGCTCCAAAACCAATGTATTGTTCAATCTAGGTATGACAGAATCGGTTGACAAAGCCGATGAAAGTGTGTTATACTATGCTAAGATGGCAGAGAATTTGGGCGAATTAGCAAGTACAAGTAAAGTATACGTAGACATGGACGGTGTACTAGCAGACTTTTTTGGAGAATGGCAAAAGTTAATAGGTAAGGATTGGCGTAAGGTCAAAGACATTGAACCTGCACTACAAAAGATTAGAGACAAAGATAACTTTTGGTTAGACTTGCCATTACTACCACAAGCAAAAAACTTACTAGGTGTTATTAAAAAAGTAAAAGGTAGTTATACTATCCTAAGTAGCCCACTACCAAACGATCCTAATTCAGAACCACACAAGCGTGAATGGATTAAAAAGAATTTAGATTTCTTTCCACCAGAGAACGTTATTATTACACATGACAAACCTAAATATGCTGTTAACAGCGACGGTACACCTAACATATTAATCGACGACTTTGGTAAAAACATTGCTAGTTGGGAAGCGGCTGGTGGAGAAGGCTTTAAACATAAAGATCATAAGTTCGAACGCACAGCAAAAGCAATCAAACAACATATGTCAGAGCCTGTAGATGAAGCATTTGATACGAAAATTAATTGGGAAAAAGATCCTGAAGACCATGGCGATGTTGATGCATATATTGCATACATTGGTTATAAAGAAGTAGGGATTCAATATTTCTTTGAACCTATTAATGCAGGAGGCGTTATTCTACCTGGTTTAGATATAACATTTGAAGTGAATGGTGCTACTAAGAAAACCGGTGGTGGAGATGCAAGTACAATATTTGGTGCAGTAATCAATCACATTAAACAATTTATAGAACAACACAGTGAAATTGATGTTATACAATTTAGTGCAAGTAAAGAACAAGGACTTTCACGTACACGATTATACAGTGCTATGGTAGATAAATTATCAAAAGGAACTGATTGGATAAATGCTAAAACTATATCTAAAGCAGATAAAAGTGTAAAAGATGCAGACATGTTTAAACTTGTAAGAAAAAGTGCTGTAACTGACAAAATGGTAGGCATAGAAGAACGTAAACTTACCAAAGGCGAAGAAAAGAAAAAAGAAAAAAACGTCAAGGGTATGAAGAAGAATAAAGGCGACTTTGAAAAACGTTATGGCAAAGATGCAGAAGCAGTTATGTACGCAACAGCAACTAAAATGGCAAAAGAGTCGTTGCTATGGAGTATTGAAACAGGAAAAGACCTTAACGAATCTATAGATAAAATTATTCAAGTACTTGAAGAAATGGATCGTAGAAGTTTTCTTAACAAAGCAGGAAAGGTTGGAAAGCTCGCAGGTGCGGCGGCTATTGCTAGTTCATTGCCGAAATTTGCAATGGCAGATAATAAATTAATTGTAAAAGCAGACAACGGCAAGATATATGATATATCTAAGTTTCCAGGAACTTTACAAGAAAAAGTTAAAAGCTTCAAAGAAGCAATAGCTAAGGTATATGCAAAAAATAATACTGCTGTGCCAAGTTTTAAATTTTACCTTAATGATAAATTTATAGGATCTATAGATCATACAGGAAATGTATATAAAGAAAACTTTGCTGACGGTAAAGTAAAAGGCAAAAGCAGACCTGGTAGAGTAAAAAAGTCAGGTGCTAGTTGCAGTAGTAGTGTAACTGAGCTACGTAAGAAGGCTAAGAATTCATCAGGCGAACGTGCTAAGATGTATCACTGGTGTGCGAATATGAAGTCAGGCAAGAAAAAATGAGATCACAAGAATTTGTAACAGAGCTAGTGTCTGGCACAGAAAATAAAGAACATCTTATAAATCGTGCTAACAAAGTTGCTGACATCTGTGCTACTATGGGCGACCGGCCTTTGTTGTATAGACAGGTTCGTAATACGGGTATGTACGGCGACAAAGCACTTATTATCAAAGCCACACCAAGAAGCATATACAAAGACGAAAAATTATTAGGTACCGGAAACTTAGTACAACCTCATGTGTTGAACAAACTTGGTATTGAGCATCCTGTGTTTAGTACAATGGATCCACATCCAGGCACACAAGGCAAGTTTGGAGCAAACTATTTTATGGTTCCAATAGGAGAATACAAAGTTTACAGTAGTCCGCAAGTAAAAGACTTAGGTTCAGATACCTCATACAATGATAAAGATCGCAAAATGTTTGCGCCGCCTAGTGATGAAGAGGTTGCAAAGTTTGATGCTGTTGTTGACACTTACAAAGAAGGTTGGCCAAGTGCAGGTTTTCCAAATGAAGTTATACTAGACTGTGAACAATATTATATGATCAATGTAGGCGAATTTGTTAAAAAATATGCTGGTGAAAAGGCTAGACAAATGTACACTAGAGATCCAGACAAGTTTAGCAAAATAAAAAATGATATAAACAAAGAATTATTAACCAGTCGTTTTAAAACATACAACGATATGGCTTGGTATCTACGTAACCCAGTAACAAACTTGTTAAAGGCAGAGTAGATGAAGTCGGGGAGAAAATAATGAGATACACAGAATTTAAACAATTTGACGTTAAGTCTTTCCTAAGCGAAGGAACAGAATACAATTTATACTTGCAATTGAAAGAAAGCACTCCGCAACAATTACAAGAAGGTATTGCAGATAGTTTAAAAAAACTTCCTAAGAACTTATTATCAAAAGTAACACCTATAATTAAAAAAATTCCAAAGACTGCTAAAAATTTAACATTAATGGCAGTACTGTTAGGCACTATGGTAAACGCAGTAGCGGCAGGTGATATGCAAAAAGTAGACACTCCATTAGATAAACTTAATAACATGACAACAATGAGTGCAACCATGGACACAGGTAACGATATAGGTCCTGGACAAATGGCGCCTAAGAATATAGATGTAATAAAAATGCCAACTCCTCCACCAGCACCTGGTGCTGATACTCCGGACGGCACAAACGACAATGGTGTAAGCACACAAACAGATAAAAACGGTAACCGTACAGTATCTAGTGGAGCAGGAACATATACTTTTTCAGGAGATGGTAACCTGTTAAAATACGAAACACCTAAGATGGGAGGTCTACAGCAAACACACGATATTGCAAAGAAGACTGTAACAGTAGACTTTGGTACTACTATTAAAGGGGCTGGTATAGATCAAAAAGCAACTTATGATATGAGTGGTAAACTTATAAGTGCAGATAATACCTCTATAAGTTCCGGAGATATGTCTGTTAGTATTGATAAGGATAAAGGAAAAACAGTAGATATTAAAACTTTGTCTGGTACGAAACATAGCCTTAATGATAAAGATCCAAAAAAGTATGATAAACTTGCGGCTATGAAAAAAGATATGGATCAGTCTCAAGCTGATTTTAAGAAAGCAAATACTGCTACTCTTAAAAAAATGGGTATAAGCAGATAGAAAAAAGGTAAATACTAGCATGTTAATAAGAGAACTTTTTATAGAAGCAAAGAAAGAAATGTGCCCAAAAGCATGTTGCGGACAGCCTGTAACGGAATGTAAATGCGGTCCAGACTGTAAGCATTGTGACTGCTATGCTAAGAATAAAGCAATGAAAGAAACAGCAACACAAGGTGGTACACCAGGTGGAACCCATGCCGGACATGTGACTGTCGGCGCTATACACTCTAACAATGCTAAACGTGACAAAAACGGTGTTCCTAAAGCAAAACAAGCACTAAACAAAGATGGTACTGCAAAGAACGGATTAGACATGGGCGGTAGTGGTTTACTTAGCGGTGGCTCAATAGTTAAAAGAAAAAAATAGGATAATACGATGAGAGAAAAAGATTTAAAAGAAAACGGTCTAGCTGACATGGCATACAAGGTTGAAAGAGACCATGAAGTGCAAATGGCTAGAGGTGATCTATACAAAATTGCCAAGTACGGTATTAAACTACACGAAATGCTTAAAGGCGTAAGTGAAGAACAAGGACTTGAAGGTTGGGTACAAGCAAAGATTACTAAAGCCGCAGACTATTTAGGTAGTGTATATCATCATCTAGACTATGAACAAAAATTTGACGAAGTTTCTGAATCTAAAAAAGCTAACATTAAAGAAGAAGAAGAAGCTACTATGACAGTTACTAATGTCGATAAGAATACAAATTCAAAAGCATGGCAAAGATATAAAGCAGGCGATCCAAAATACAAGTACGACAAAGATGCAGTTCCTGACAAACCAAAAACAAAAACTACAGATTCAAAATCATATGCAGATTATTTGCAATCAAAATTAAACGAAGCAAAAGGTCTGTGTGCTGATTGCGGTAAGCCAAGTTACACTACACTTGACGAAGAAAAGCAAAAAGGTGTTGACGGCAAAGTATGCTGGAAAGGCTACAAGCGTATGGGAACTAAGAAAAAAGGCGGCAAGACTGTAGACAACTGCGTTAAGATGTAGTAATGCAGAGCTTCGAATCATCCATAGATGATTGGATACAAAACTTTTTAAGCAAACCCTCTAAAACATTTAATAACTTACCTCCATGTCCATATGCTAAAAAGGCTTGGTTAGACAATTCTGTTCTAACACATTGGCTTGACGGTTCATTTGAATTAGACGTGTGGATACGTGCAGAAATAGAAAACTATACATATCATTGGCCTAAAGGCAAAGAAGTAGTTGTATTAGGGTTCGACTACGACCGTATAACTGCAAACAATTTAAGTAAAATTATCGACGATACTAAACCTATGTTAGACAAACGTGGGTATGTTGCACTAGAAGACCATCCACTTGATCCTGAAGAAGTACAAGGTGTAAAACTAAATCATGGAAAATATGGCTTAGTGCTTATACAAGAAAAAGAAAAGTTAAATACTGCAAGGGCATGGCTAGAAAAGAAAGACTACTATAAGAACTGGCCGCAAGATTATAAAACAGAGGTACAAGAACGGTGAGTGATATATATGCTAGAATTGATCTATCGAAAACAAACTATAGAATGTCTAAATCGGCTGTACTGTTTGAGAATCCTCCAGTAGAACAATTACAAGAAATATACGATCATTACTGTAAGTACAAACAATTTGAAAGTGTAATGCCTTTGTTTAATGAAGACTTATGTGCACCACGTAGTGATATAATTGGATACTACAGTAATAAGAACCTAGTCGCATTTAGCTTTTATCATAACTTCAATAAGCACAATGTAGAAGCAATACAGTTCGCATGGAACTACAAAAACCCCAAATTATTCCTAGGTTTAAAGAGTCTACGCCACGAATGTGCATATTACAAAGCCAAAGGTGTTAAGTACATATACGTTGGCTATGCAGATGAATATAAGAAGCAAATTAACGGTTTTGAAATTTGTCCGCCAAGATAATGGCAAAATAACACTTGACAACGTCCCTAAAATAATGTATAATATAGATTAAATTAAAGGAGAATCTTATGAGTGATAGAGTATACGGTGGCGACGAGAAGGCTAAACTAGAACGTTTGGTTAACGAAGGCGCAACAGTGTTACGTGAAATTGAAGATCTAAGCACAGGTCTTAAAGAAACAGTAAAAGCAGTAGCAGAAGAACTGGATATTAAACCAGCTCTTATTAACAAAGCAATTAAGGTTGCACACAAAGGCGATTGGGAAAAAGTTGCTGATGAGTTTGACGATCTAGAAACACTTGTTGTTACAGTCGGCAAAGACAAGCCGTAATGCAAAAGGTAAAAGATTTTTGGATCAACAGTTACAAAAGTGACAAGATTGCTTTTGGATTCGAATTAATAAGTTTTGTATTTACAGTTATGGCAAGTTTAACCTTGGCATTTAATGCTGTAGATCCTAATATGCTTATTATCTATCCGTTCTTTTTTGTAGGATCGGTTACACAATGCTACGCGGCTGTACGCAGAGGCGCGGCATGGGTAATGTTATTAACAGGTTACTTTGCTGTTATTAATGTATTTGGATATGGAGTTGCGGCACTATGGTGGTAAAACCCTATCAACCATTAGCATGGTTTAGTACGGCATGTCTACTAGTTGCCGCTACAATGGCCGCTTTTAATTTATACCCTTATTACATTTACGCATTTATTGTTAGTAATGGACTTTGGGTATTAATAGGCCTTTTGTGGAAAGAAAAAAGTTTAGTAGTATTAAATGCAGGATTAACCGTAATTTATGTTGCGGGTTTGCTGTTTTAATAAATAATAGTAACGCCAAAGGCAATTGCCAGGCATGTAGAAGGTTAAGTTGGCCACAAGCAACGTAGGAAAATATGAAGTTAAGTTGTAGTACACTATACATCTCGCACCCCACTGCTATTCGGCATGGACCATTAGGGGTAAACAAACAATCTAGACAATCTATTGTTGAACATTTTCTTAAATTAAAAGATGAAAGTCAGCCTACTAACGAGTCTTGGAAGACCGGGCATGACATACATCTTGATCATGACATACTTAATCCTTTATTAGATCAAATACATTTATGGTATTGCCATAATGTTGTAGGGCCGCGAGGTCCTAAGTTCATAACTGATCAAATATGGCATGACACTGGTAACTTAGATATTGATGCAGAAGTATGGTTCCAAGAGAGCTTGCCCGGACAAGGTTGTCCACAGCACGAACACGGTACACTGAGTCGTTGTAGTTGGGTTTACTATTTAGATGTAGGAGAAAGTAACAATCCACTTACATTTGTTGAAATGCAAGAGTCCAAAAACGAGATCTTTCCGGTTGACGAAGTCAACTTACCAGTGTATAATGATATGGTAGTCATGTTTCCTAGTACCATACATCATAAAGTATATCCTGTAAACACAACAAGATATATTTTAGCAGGAAACATTAATGACATTACTTATAGGGAGAATTAATTGAGTTACGTAGACGCATTATTTGATAGAGACAGTGACATTGTACGTGTTGTAGAACGTAAAGACGGCAAAAGAAAGTTTACTGAGTATCCGATCAAATATACATTTTATTACGAAGATCCAAAAGGTAAATTTAAAAGCATCTACGGCGATCCTATTAGTAGAATTGTGTGTAAGAACACAAAAGAGTTTCGTAAAGAACTTGCTATTAATAAAGGCAAGAAGATGTTTGAAAGCGACATCAATCCTATATTCCAATGCCTAAGTGAAAACTATCTCAATCAGGACGCACCTAAACTAAACATTGCATTTTTTGATATTGAGACTGACTTCGATCCAGAACGTGGCTTTGCTGATCCGGCTGATCCGTTTATGCCAATCACTTCTATAAGTGTTTACTTGCAGTGGATGGAAACAATGATTTGTTTAGCAGTTCCACCCAAGACACTTACTATGGAACAAGCAAAAGTAGAATTAGAAGGTATTGACAATGTAATGTTGTTTGAAAAAGAAAGTGAAATGATTGATACTTTCTTAACATTAATTGAAGATGCTGATATTTTATCAGGTTGGAACAGTGAAGGTTATGATATTCCGTATACTGTAAACAGAACTAGTCGTGTACTAAGCAAAGACGACACAAGACGTTTTTGTTTGTGGGGACAACTTCCTAAAAAACGTGAATATGAAAAATATGGTAAATCAGCTGTAACCTTTGACCTAATAGGCAGAGTACACTTAGATAGTTTAGAACTTTATCGTAAATATACATATGAAGAAAGACACACATATAGACTTGATGCCATTGGCGAAATTGAAGTTGGAGAAAACAAAGTTCCTTATGAAGGCACTTTGGATCAACTGTACAACAATGACTTTAGAAAGTTCATTGAATACAACATTCAAGATACCGCACTACTGGACAAGCTGGACAAAAAACTAAGATTTATTGATCTCAGTAACGAACTAGCTCATGCAAATACTGTTTTGCTACAGACCACTATGGGTGCAGTAGCAGTTACAGAACAAGCGATTGTTAATGAAGCACATAGACGTGGTATGCAAGTACCTAATCGTCCGCACCGTGATGAAGAAAACACACAAGCGGCAGGTGCTTATGTTGCGTTTCCGAAAAAAGGTTTGCACAAGTGGATTGCTAGTATGGACTTGAATAGTCTGTATCCTAGTGTTATTCGTGCATTGAATATGGATCCAGCAACAGTTGTTGGACAACTACGTCCAGACATTTCAGATGCTCGTGTACGAGAAGACATGGGCCTTAAGAAAAAATCCTTTGCAGGTAGTTGGGAAGGACGTTTTTCAACAGAAGAATATGAAGCAGTTATGGAACAAAAACGTGATACTGCACTAACTGTGGATTGGGAAAACGGACAAAGTGATGTACTATCTGGTGCAGAGATATACAAACTTATATTTGACAGTAATCAACCTTGGATGCTTAGTGCAAACGGTACTATCTTTACAACAGAACACGAAGGTGTTATCCCTGGACTACTTAAACGTTGGTACAGTGAACGTAAAGAACTACAAGCGATGTTAAAGAAGGCTAAAGATGCCGGCAATGCTACAGAAATTGAGTATTGGGACAAGAGACAACTTGTTAAAAAGATTAACTTGAACAGTTTGTATGGTGCTATTCTTAATCCAGGTTGTAGATTCTTTGACAAACGTATAGGACAGTCAACTACACTATCAGGTCGTACTATTGTTAAACACATGAGTGCAGAAGCAAACAAAGTTATTACAGGTACATATGATCACGTAGGTGATGCAGTTATATATGGTGATACAGACTCTGTTTACTTTAGTGCTTACCCAACTCTTAAAGAAGGTATTGACAAAGGCGAAATTCCGTGGAGTACAGAGAACGCTATTAAACTATATGATCAAGTAAGTGAAGCAGTTGACAGCACATTTATAGACTTTATGCTAGAAGCATTTCATTGTCCAAAGAGTCGTGCAGATGTTATTGCGGCAGGTAGAGAGATTGTTGCAAAAAGCGGATTGTATATTACTAAGAAACGTTATGCGGCATTAGTAATTGACAACGAAGGCTTTAGAACTGACGTAGAAGGCAAGCCGGGCAAAGTAAAAGCAATGGGCTTGGACTTGCGTAGATCAGATACTCCAGTATTCATGCAGGAGTTCTTAAGCGAACTATTGCTTATGGTACTTACTGATGTTGAAGAAAGAAAAGTACTAGATCGTATTACAGAATTTCGTAAGGAGTTTAAATTACGTCCTGGGTTTGAAAAAGGTGCACCTAAACGTGCAAACAAAATTGGACATTATCAACGTCTTGAGGAGAAGCAAGGTAAAGCAAACATGCCTGGACATGTAAGAGCAAGTATCAATTGGAATACACTGAAACGTATGAACGGTGACAAGTATTCGCAAGAGATTGTAGATGGTATGAAAGTTATTGTTTGCAAACTAAAACAGAATCCTTTGGGCTTTACAAGTGTTGCGTATCCAACGGATGAATTACGTATTCCAGATTGGTTTAAAGAACTGCCGTTTGATGGAGATGCAATGGAATCAACTATTATTGATAACAAACTAGATAACCTAATTGGTGTGCTTAACTATGATTTAGAAGACACTAAACAGAACAATACGTTCAATAGTTTGTTTGACTTTGGAGGTGAATAATGCAACATACAATACAACAACTAATGGATAAGGTCAGTGCTATGCACGGTTTAGCCGTACAAGCACATAGAGAAAAATACAAAAGTGCAGATAGAGAATATGATGTATTTAAAGTAACTATGTTGGTTGAACAAATACAGGCACTTGCAGGTGATATCTACAACGATAGAACACCTCATCCTAAATTACAAAAGAAGAAGGAGACTGAATGAAACTAACTTTAATTGGGTACGGGTTTGTCGGCAAGGCTGTATACGAAGTACTCAAAGACTACCACGAAGTAACGATTGTTGATCCTCAATATAACGGTAATGTTATTGACAATGACAGCGACGGTTACATTGTTTGTGTACCAACACCAGCAACAATAACTGGAGCATGTAATATGACTATTGTTGACACAGTAATCAAAGCATGCCCAAATGATAAACCTATTCTAATTAAAAGCACAATTAGTTTAGAAGGTTGGCGTAAGGATATTCAGCCACAAGGTAAAGAAGTTACATTTAGTCCAGAATTTTTAACTGCCGCAAATGCAAATGAAGACTTTAAAAATCAAACTACAATGTTATTTGGTGGAGGTAATGTAGAGTTTTGGAATGATGTGTTTATATTAGCAAAAGGTTTCAATCCAATCTATGCAACAGTAGAAGAATTAATATTAACAAAATATTTACGTAATAGTTTTTTAGCAACTAAGGTTGCTTTCTTTAACGAAGTTTATGATTTGTGTGAATCTGCAGGAATAGATTATAATCAAGTTAAAGCATTGGTAGGAGAGGACAAAAGGATTACACATAGTCATATGCAAATTCCTGGTCCTGACGGCGACAGAGGTTTTGGAGGAGCATGTTTTCCAAAAGATACAGAAGCATTACTATATTCAGCAAATGTAATTGGCGCTTGGTTACCAATATTATCAACGGCTGTAAAAAGCAATAAGAACATAAGGAAAGAAACATGAAGATACTATTAACAGGACATCTTGGATTTATTGGTTCAAGACTATATGAAAAATTAGTAGTTGACGGACACGAAGTAGTTGGTATAGATATCAAAGAAGGTACCGACATACTAACAGCAGAATTACCTAAAGTAGATTTTGTTATTCACTTGGCAGGTATTGGAGGTGTAAGAGAAAGTCTTGCAGATCCTGCAAAATATTGGAATACTAATGTAGAAGGAACAAAACGTATACTTGACTTTTATGATGATGTTAGAGTATTAGTAGCAGGATCAAGTTCGCAGTATGAACCACACTTGAATCCTTATGCCGCAAGTAAGAATGTAATTGAAAACATTCCACATCCTAATGCGTTGTTTATGAGATTTCATACAGTGTATAGTGAAAGTCCAAGAGCTAAAATGTTCTTTGATAAATTACTTAATGGTACATTAGAATATACTACTAATCATCAAAGAGACTTTATACACTTAGAGGATCTTACAGATGGTATTATGTTGTTAATGGATAAAGATCTAACAGGTAATGTTGACATTGGTACAGGTAACTGTGTAAGGATCCAAGATATAAGACCTGACTTGCCTGTAAAGTTAAATACTGTTGGCGAAAGAACAAAAACACAGGCAAATACACATTTAATGGATAAGTTAGGCTTTAGACCTAAATATACAGTAGATGGATTTTTAAAAGAACAAGGCTTTAAGAAATGAGAATAGGCTTCACATGTAGTACATTTGATCTGCTCCACGCAGGTCATATACAAATGCTGAGAGATGCAAAAGAACAATGCGACTACTTGATTTGCGGCCTACAAATTGATCCAAGTCTTGATCGTCCAGAGAAGAATTCACCCGTACAAACTATAGTAGAAAGACATACACAACTTAGTGCTATCAAGTATGTTGACGAAATAATCCCATATCAAACAGAAACTGATTTAGAAGATATTCTAAACATGCTTCATATTGATGTAAGGATTTTGGGTGAAGAATACAAAAATGGTAAGTTTACTGGTAGGGCTATATGTGCCAAACGAGGAATCGAACTGTTTTTTAACAAAAGAGAACACCGTTTTTCGAGCAGTGATCTCCGAAAAAGAGTAAAAAGTAGTTGACTTTATCAACAAAATGTCGTATAATAAAAGGAACATAGGAGAAGTATAATGAAAGATATTTTACAAGACGTAGTAGCAAAGACACATTCTCTAGGCTTTTTGAGCTTAGTGAAAGTAACAGGTGATGATTCTGGTACTACAGTTGAATCAATGGCAGAAGATCGTAGTGTGATCTTGTCAGCAAACACAAAAGAAAAGGTAGCTGAATTTGGTGCAAACATTTTTGGTATGCCGAACTTGGATAAACTTGCATTGCATTTGAAGAATCCAGAGTATCAAAAGAATAGCAAACTTACTATTACTGAAGCAGAACGTAATGGTGCAACTATTCCAACAGGTATTCATTTTGAAAATGAAGCAGGTGATTTCCAAAATGATTTCCGTTTTATGTCAACAGAAATTATTAATGAAAAACTTAAAAGTGTTAAGTTTAAAGGTGCAACATGGGATGTAGAATTTACTCCATCGTTGGCGGCTATTACAAGAATGAAACTGCAAAGTGCGGCACATTCAGAAGAAACAACTTTTACAATTAAAGTTGAAGAAACTGATGGCGTTAGTGATGTAATGTTTTACTTTGGTGATGCAAACACACACGCAGGTAAGTTTGTATTCCAAACAGGTGTTGAAGGTACATTGAAACATGCATGGACATATCCTGTAGCACAAGTACAAGCAATTTTAAACTTAGATGGACAAGCAACAATGAGTTTAAGTGATCAAGGTGCAATGCAAATTACAGTAGATAGTGGTATGGGAACATACAATTATATTTTGCCTGCACAATCTAAATAGGAGTTTTATGACAAGTGTTGATATACATGACGATGACAAAACATTTGAAAATGAACAAAGTACAGTAACTATACCTCTTAAGGAGTATGACAAGTTGAGAGAAAAACAAAAATATATTACAGATAAAGATATGATATCTGTAGTAGATAAAATTGAAGAACTTGTTAGAGCTTTAAGAAAACACATTGTAAGGACGGACATTTAATTGAATACTAATCTAACAACAGAACAAAAAGACTATGCAATATTTCTTCCAGCTCTAAGTGGATTCTATGCAACGTTTGTAGGTAAACAAAGACGTGAAGAATATGTTGAAGAAAGTCGCATTCCTTATCCTAATATGGAGAGTATGAATTGGTTAAACAAAAAAGAAGGAATGTTTAACTATCACTGGACTCTATACTCAGCAGGACATGCTGAATTAGATATCAATAAAGATGCTCCAAAAGAACTTATGATTAGAGAACGTGATCGTGAGAACAGTTGGTTGTTAGGTGACTCAGGTGGTTTCCAAATTGGTAAAGGTGTTTGGGAAGGCGACTGGAAAGATCCTAACTGTCCTAAAGCACAAAAGAAACGTGAACAAGTACTTGCGTGGATGGATGCTTATATGGACTATGGAATGATACTTGATATTCCGGCTTGGGTGGCACGTTCACCTGCTGGAGCAAAAGCAACAGGTATTAGTACATACCAAGAAGCAGTTGATGCTACACGCATCAACAACGATTATTTTATGAAGAATCGTTCAGGTGCTTGTAAGTTCCTTAATGTATTACAAGGTGAAAATCATGCTGATGCAGAAGATTGGTATCAGCAAATGAAAGACTATTGTGATCCTAAAAAGTATGAGAATCATTTTAATGGTTGGTCGATGGGTGGACAGAACATGTGTGATATACACTTAGTTCTAAAACGTATTGTAGCATTAAGATTTGACGGATTACTTGAACAAGGTAAACATGACTTTATGCACTTCTTAGGAACATCAAAACTAGAGTGGGCTACACTACTAACTGATATTCAAAGAGCAGTACGTAAGTATCATAATCCAAACTTTACAATTACATTTGATTGTGCTTCTCCTTTCCTTGCTACAGCAAATGGACAAATTTATATTCAAACTGAAACCGAAGATAGAACTAAATGGGTCTATAGAATGGTTCCAAGTATTGATGAATTGAAGTATGCAACTGATACACGTAACTTTAGAGATGCTGTACTAGCAGATGGTATCTTTAAAAACTTTACTGACAGTCCTTTAACTAAGAATATTAAAGTAAACGATGTTTGTATATATGCTCCTGGAGACACTAACAAGGTTGGTGGTCCTAAAATTTTAGCAGGAGAAATTGACCGAGACAAACATGGTAATCCTATACTAGACGATAATGGTAACGAAGTTATTCGTAAACGTGATTCAACTAGTTGGGATAGTTTTAGCTATGCTATACAAATGGGTCATAATGTATGGAGTCACATTAATGCAGTACAAGAAGCAAATAGACAATACGACAATGGAAGCGTTCCGGCAATGCTTGTGGAGGAGCAATTCGACAGGCTATATTTTAGAGATGTTGTGGAAGCAATATTTGCAACTTCAAACAGAGATGAAGCAGAAGCAATCATAGAAGAATACAGCAAATTTTGGATGTCAATTATTGGCACTAGAGGAGCAGTAGGCAAAAAGACTGTAAACGCAAATACAGGATTTGGCAATTTATTTGAGGAGGTATAAAGATGGCGACAGGAAGAAAAAGTAAAAGTGCAAAAAAATTACAAAGTATGCACGACTACTTACACAACAAAGTAGATGCAGTAGAAAAGGAACGTGCAGGTGATAGATCATACAATCACAAAGCACATCTTATTAATTTGAAAAAACAAAAACTTGCTGTAAAGGATCAGCTTAATAGTAATGAATAGAGATTATGACAATGGTGTTAAGGATGATGTTGTATACTTTACAGGCTTTGAAGTAGAAAAAACTCCAGTACATGGCGAACATACTTTATTTGTTGTAGGTGCTCAAGATCCTAAAGAAGTAATTGAGAGAGTACAAAAAGAAGCAATCGAACATGTCTACTTAGGTGCTAATCAAAGTTTTAATATTACGCTTCCTTTTGGTACTAAAAAAGAACAAACAGACTGGGATAATCTAATTACAGAATTACTAAAATTAGGTATTTGGGTTACACTAGACTATGATGTTAAGTATCACGAATTTGTACTAGAATCTGGATATAATGAAAACGATAAGTTTATTAGTATGATTAGTGTAAAGTTACCTTATATTGATCAACTTAACTACAATGCATGTATTAAAATTGATGATAAAGACTTTAAAGCATCAAATGCAGGTGTTTGGGTACATTATGCCAGAGATTTACAACCAAGAGATAAGTTTACATCTTGGGAAAAGTATGAAAATGATTCACCAATATCTATTGACAACGATGAGTAAAGGTAGTATAATAAATGGACGGTAATGCAACAAATGAACATGAACGTTATTATGACGGTATGTTAAGAATGATGAAAGAGGCAGATATGACAGAAGGCAAACAAAACGCATTGCAAAACGCAAAGCGAATGATTTGGGTTACTTTTAAGAAAGAAGGTATCCACAAGTATCCTGCGGCACTAGATGATCCTAGTCTTGCAACAGGTGATGAATATGATGTAAGTTTTTTAGGTTATCCACACAGACACATATTTCATTTTAGAGTTGGTATCACTGTAACACACAATGACAGAGATATTGAATTTATTCAGTTTAAACGTTGGATGGAGAAGTTATACGCAGAAAAAACATTAGAACTTGACTATAAGTCCTGTGAAATGATGTCAGATGATTTATATCAACAAATTACAGACAAGTATCCCGGACGTGAGGTCCACATCGAAATTTCCGAGGACGGAGAGAACGGTGCACATATTACATACCCTAGCTATTAAAGGAGAACACAAATGGCAACCCAGGGTCAATACTTTGCTAAGAACCCAGAGATTGTAAAAATCTTTGACGATCTAGAACGGTTTAAAACGTTCTGTGCAACTGCTTACTTGTATGGCCATGACGGCTATATTTGGAACGAAAAAGATCTGTATAATAATAAGAGTCGTGCTTGGCAGGCTTATAGCAGATTTCGTTCTGGTGGTAAGCGTAAATTTAATAAGAATAACGATCGAGGTCGTTATCAAAGTAATAGGAGACACTAATGACAATTTACATTGTAGATATTGAAGCAGTAGATACACGTTATACTAAGCAGTGGAAGGAATATCTTCCTAAGCAACTGCAACGATCTACAAATGTAGATGTAGAAGTTATTAGTGGTGGGGAAACGCCTCAGGCTACAACGCCTGGGGCTTTCCTTAACTTTGGTGGTACTAATGTTTACAAAAGTAAACAATTAGAAACTATAGGAGAAATGTTCTGCAATGGAACTGTTAAGGACGGCGATTATTTTATCTATACCGATGCCTGGAATCCTACAGTGGTACAATTACGCTACATGGCAGAGTTACTTGGTGTTAATATTTCTATTGGTGGTTTGTGGCATGCAGGTAGTTATGATCCGCAAGATTTTTTAGGTAGGCTTATAGGCAATAAACCTTGGGTAAGGAATGCAGAACGTAGTATGTTTGATTGCTATGATCATAACTTTTTTGCTACACAATTCCATATTGATTTGTTTTTACAAACATTTAAGAACAAAGATAACCCTAAAGAATTTCAACAAGTTAATGAAGATAAAATTAAACGTGTTGGTTGGCCTATGGAGTATTTGGCTACTAGTTTAGACAGTTACAAAAACATGCCTAAAGAAGATATAATTTTGTTTCCGCATAGAGTTGCTCCAGAGAAACAAGTTGAAATATTCAGAGATCTAAAAGAACAATTACCACAGTATGAATTTATTGTGTGCCAAGAAAAAGAATTAAGCAAAAACGAATATCATAATTTGCTAGGTAGAGCTAAGATGGTATTCAGTGCTAACCTACAAGAAACACTAGGTATTAGTTGGTATGAAGGTCTGTTAGTAGATACTATTCCTATGGTGCCAGATAGATTAAGTTATAGTGAAATGGCAGATCAAACATTTAAGTATCCGAGTATTTGGACTAAGAACTTTGCACAGTACGAAAAATTTAAACCACAACTTGTAGCAAAAATTGAAGACTATATGGAAAATTATAATGATTACAAAATTCCAATGAATTCGCAGTTATACAATCTAAAGAGAAGTTTTTTTAGTGGTGAAGCATTATACAAGGCAATAAGCAATGGGTGATGACGATTACAAAATTACTATTAATTCCAGTGAAGATATAGGCGGCTGGGATAGTAGTATTACAATTAACGATATTACATATTCTATGCCTGATCAGAATTCAACCACTGTTACTTTAGATTCAAGTTTTATAAACGATACAGGCAGTGAATTTACATATAACATGGGTTCAACTGCTGATAAAATTTTTGTAGATACAATGCCAAGTATAGCACGTCTAGATGAAATGTGCGAAATGTATCCTGCTCTTGCAAAAGCATATGAACAATTTAAACTTATCTACAAAATGACAGAGCAAGATTTCAAAGGCAAACTAAAAGAAAGAGGTATAGACGATGAAATTCCTTTTTAATTGGTTTAAAGGAAGAAAACGTGTAATCACAGATAGGAGCGGTAAGGTTCCGTATCTAGTAAGATGGTATGTGTTTTTAAAGGACAGAAAAAACTTTCCGTTCAACATCACACTACACAAAGTTTTAGTAAGTGACGAACCTGTACTACATGATCATCCATGGAGTTGGGGAGCATTTATTATTAAAGGCGGTTATTGGGAACATACTCCAGAAGGTAAGTTTTGGCGTGGTCCTGGTAGCATACGTTTTCGTTCTGCAAAAGACCTACATTGGTTAGAACTTGCAAAAGATGAAGATGGTAATAACATTCCATGTTGGAGTTTATTCTTCATGGGTAAGAAAGCACAAAGCTGGGGCTTTGTTAAAAATGGTAAATGGATTGATAACAAGGATTATTTAAAAAATGTTTAACACAAGACAAGACCTCACTGAATGGGCTATTGACCAATTTAACAAATACGGTATTAGACAACCAGAAACTTATACAGAACAAGAAATAAAAGATACTTGTCCAGAAGTTCCTAGTTGGTTTACTAAAAAACCAGACATTAAAGTACTAGATGAGGACGATGGATATCATGATTAAAAAACATTATTATAGTTGGGCTGACGTAGAAAAAATGTGCGTTAGTATTGTAAATCAAATGTACAAGGACAATTGGCGTCCTGATTACATTGTAGGTATTACCCGTGGTGGTAATGTACCTGCTACTATTATCAGTAATATGACTGGCATACGTTGCGAAGCAATTAAAGTAAGTCTACGTGATGATACTAGTGAAAGTGAAAGCAACTGTTGGATGGCTGAAGATGCATATGGTTATGTGGCTAATCCAGGACCAACTGCTGGTCCGCATCATAAAAATATTCTTATTGTAGATGATATTAATGATACTGGTGCTACGTTTAATTGGATTACACAAGACTGGAAAGCAGGTTGCTTACCTGATGATCCTAAATGGGATAATGTATTTGGTAACAATGTTCGTTTCGCTACACTAACAGAAAACTTAGCGAGTGACTTTAGTCAAGTAAGTTATACGTGCCATGAAGTAAACAAAGCAGAAGAAGATGTTTGGTTAGTTTATCCTTGGGAAAACGTAGGAGAATATTAATGATCGAAAAGCAGTTTATTTTTCCTACACAAGTATTTAGAGCTGTATACGACAAAGCTCAAGAGCTACAAAAATCTGTAGTTACAGAACTCTTAGCAAAAGAAAAAACAGATACATCTCCTATAAGATATACTGCTAACGGATATACATCATACGGTAATGAAAATATTTTAGAAAATCCGTTGTTTGAAGATTTAAAAAACTTTATTGATGCATGTGTCCAAGAATGTCACAAAGAAACTAAACTACAACACACACCTTCACTTAAGAGTAGTTGGTTTAGTATTAATCGTAAATACACATACCACGAAGAACACAATCATCTTCCAGATACATGGAGTGGAGTATATTACATACAAGCAGATCAAGATCATCCAGGACTAACACTTGTTAATCCTAACATGAAGTCAAACTGGCCGAGAGTAAATGTTTCAGAACTTAATGAAGCAAACTCTCCTAATGTAACTTGTGCCGCAATGACAGGTAGTCTAATTATCTTTCCAAGTCATTTGCATCACAAAGTTGAACAACAAATGGTAGACAAAGAAAGAATTATGGTGGCATTTAATTATGGATTCTAAACCTTGGACAGATGTTTTAATTGACTCAAAAGAGTTTACAGTATATAAAGATGGGTATCCAGTTACTGAAGGACATATACTTTTTGTTCCTAAAGAAGAAAACTGGCAGGGCCTTACTAAGTGTTTCGAAGCCGCATACAAATGGGGCTACGATTGGGTTGAACGTGGATATTGTGATGCGTTTAACATTGGACAGAACGTAGGAGAAGCCGCAGGTCAAACTGTACCTTTTCCACACGTTCACTTAATTCCTAGACGCAATGGCGACATGGATGATCCACGCGGCGGCGTAAGACACGTAATACCTGATAAAGGAAACTACAAGAAAGGAACTTATGTTGAAACAGCAAATGATTGAAGCGGCAAGAAAACATGCCGAAGCAGAAGTCCTGTTACACAAAACTAATATTAATGTGTACATGGAAAAGGTTGTTGGCATTGGCGAACATTCAGATATTATTGAAACTATTCAAAAAGAACTGGATGCTATGGCTACTGCGGACGATCGTCTTGAAATGTTGAACAAATATTTTAATGACTAGAACACTATTCATCGGCGACAGTCACGCACACGGATATTCCGAAGTTGGTGATACAATCTCAGCATGGCAAGATAATAACTATGCTGAGATCTATGCCGAAGAAAATAACAAAGAGGTTGTAATTTACAGTCAGCCAGGCGGATGTAATAGAAAGTATCCTGCCTGGATTAAATCAATGCTTGATCGTTATGACGATATTGACGAAGTATTTGTGCAGTCAACATACTGGAATAGATTTTTACTTGCATGCTCACGTAACTTAGATGTTGGTGAAAATACAAATGTAGATTTGTTCTTAGATGACGATCAACCAAAAGACGAAAAGATTAAAAGATATACAGATCATCGTGTAACTGAAAACTACATTGAAATGATTGATCAGGTTCGACAAGAAAACTACGAAGAATTTAAAGGTTTCTTTTTTGACGATATGAAAGTAAAAGCAGACTTTAAACCCTTTCATGAAAAGTATATCTACACAAAACTTTGGCACGAGCTAGTAACACCTTTGCAATATAAAGACTATTGCTTAGACTTATTAGCAATTGATACTATGTGTGCTAGACGAGATATTAAATGGTATCAATGGACGATTAACAATAGAGTATTTGTTCCTGACAATGTTGAACTTTACGGAGATTGGCAAGCAGGTACAAAAGCACCATCGTCTGCAGAAGGTTATTTGCAATTAGCAAAAGCTATTAACATAGAAACGGACGAATACAGAGTCGACGGCGAGCATTATACTAAGCATATACATGAATTAATTGCCAAAGACTACCTAAATTATGTTAAAAAAGGTTGACACAGACCTAAATATATTGTATAATATAAACTATTACAGGCAATCCACTGCCTTAACATCGGAGAAATAAATGAGTAAAAGTGAACAAATAAAAGCCCGTTTAGAAGACGAAGGCATTAGATATTGGGCAGGTGACAATATTAGTCATGTGTTACAAGAAGGCGACAAGCAAGAATTGATTGACGAGCTTACACCTAAGTTCGAAGCAGTACTAGACAGTTTAATTATTGACAGAGCAAATGATCCTAACAGTATGGACACTGGTAGACGTCTTGCTAAAATGTATATTAATGAATTAATGCAAGGACGTTATGATCCTATGCCTAACGCAACAGCATTTCCTAATCATATTGAAAATGGTTACGAAGGCATGTTAGTTGTACGTAGTGAACTAAGAAGTGTTTGTTCACATCATCATCAACCAGTTGTTGGTGTAGCATACATTGGTATTATTGCCGCAGATAAACTTATTGGTCTTAGCAAGTATACACGTATTGCACAATGGTGTGCTAGACGAGGTACACTACAAGAAGAACTTAATAATGTTATTGCTGACGAGATTCAAAAAGCAACAGGTACTAAAAATGTTGGTGTTTACATTCAAGCAACACATGGTTGTTGTGAGAATAGAGGCATTAAAGCACATAGCAGTTTGACACAGACAACTGTGCTACGTGGTGCATTTAATGAAGATGCTGGTACTAAGAAAGAGTTTATGGACAATATTAAATTGCAACAACAGTTTGCATGTGGAGCCTAATATGAAATTAAGATATTCAGAAGCATTTTATTCAGTACAAGGCGAAGGCAAGTTTGTAGGAGTACCTAGTGTGTTCCTACGTACATTCGGTTGTAACTTTCGTTGCATGAATTTTGGTTTACAAAATGAACCAATGCGTGACGAGAAACAAAAAGCAGGCATTATTCATAATGCTGAAGTTCAAGGATTACTTGACGCTGGCGTGCATGAAACTACAAAAGAGTTTAATGACTTGCCTATTATACACACAGGTTGCGATACATATGCAAGTATCTATCCTGAGTTTAAAAAGTTTAATAAGCAGGCAACTGTTGACGAAGTAGTTGAACATTTACTATCTCTTACACCTAATGGTAAATGGGTACAAGATAATGGTCAAGATGTACATTTGATCATGACAGGTGGCGAACCGTTGTTGGCGTGGCAACGACTGTATGTAGAGTTATTTGAACATCCACGTATGAAAGACTTGAGGAATATTACTTTTGAAACAAATACTACACAACATTTACACGAAGATCTCTTTAACTATCTCAACGATCAGGACAGAATCCAAGTCACTTGGTCTTGTTCCCCAAAACTTAGTGTTAGCGGAGAACCTTGGGAAACTGCTATTAAACCTAATGTGGCTAGTGAGTATCAGTCTGTTACTGATAGCGACATGTATCTTAAGTTTGTTGTCGCTACTCAAAGTGACTTTGATGAAGTTAAAAAGGCTGTGGACGCTTACAGAGGTGCCGGGGTGGAATGTCCGGTATATCTTATGCCGTTGGGTGGACGCAGTGAAGAATATGTTCTCAATGTTAAAGATGTCGCCGAAGCGTGTATGGCAGAAGGATGGAGATTTACCCCAAGACTCCACATATCTCTCTTCGGAAATGCGTGGGGCACTTGATGAAAAATACAAAAATAAGCAACATGAAAAAGCTATGAAAGCACCTATTAACGAAGATAAAATAAGAAAGGCAGGATGGTAATATATGTTAGATAAAATGAAAAAAGCGTTGGGTATGAAAGCTGAAGAAGTTAAAAAACTTACTTCAGAAGAACAACGTAGAGCTATTCTTGAAAAAGAAAAAGCACAAGCAACTAAAGATAAGAAACCTTGGGTAGCAGTACTAGATACACAAGTGAATCCAGATAACATTAAGAACGGTTTCTTTGAGCTCGATTGGAATAATGAATTTATTGAGCAACTTATGGATGCAGGATACTCAGGTGAAAAGCCTGAAGATATTGTTGATGCTTGGTTTAGAACTATTGCTACACAGATGTTAGAAGAAGAAGGTGAAAGCACTGATCGAGGTATGGGATATATCAATACTAGTAAAGCAGACGATAATGGTAAAGCTGAAGTTAAATAATGCTTGACACAAGCCAGATCAGGTGCTATAATACTACTATAAATTATAAAAAGGCAAACTAATGACATATATTCTAGTAGACACTGCAAATACATTCTTTCGTGCAAGACATGTTGTACGAGGTGATTTAGACACAAAAGTAGGTATGGCTTTTCATATTACACTTAGTAGTATTAAAAAGGCATGGACTGACTTTGATGGTGCTCATGTTGTATTCTGCTTAGAAGGACGCAGTTGGCGTAAAGACTTTTATGAGCCTTACAAAAGAAATAGAAGTGATGCTCGTGCCGCACAGACACAAGCACAACAAGATGAAGACACTGTGTTCTGGGAAATGTTTGATGAGTGGAAAGACTTTGTAACTACAAAGACAAACTGTTCTGTATTACAACATCCTGAACTAGAAGCAGATGATCTTATTGCAGGTTGGATACAAGCACATCCTAATGATAATCATGTTATTATTAGCACTGATGGTGACTTTGCACAACTTATTGGCCCTAATGTAAAACAATACAATGGTGTTAGCAATACAATTATTACACACGAAGGTTACTTTGACGATAAGAAAAAGCAACCCGTACTTGACAAAAAGACAGGAGAACCTAAGCCTGCACCGAATCCACAGTTTATGTTGTTTGAGAAGTGCATGCGAGGTGACACAAGTGATAATGTGTTTAGTGCTTATCCTGGTGTAAGAACAAAAGGCACTAAAAACAAAGTCGGACTAGTTGAAGCATTTGAAGATAAAGATAACAAAGGCTTTAATTGGAACAACATGATGCTACAACGCTGGACTGATCATGAAGGTGTAGAGCATCGTGTACTAGACGACTATCAACGAAATGTAGTACTTTGTGATTTGACTGCACAACCTGGTAACATTAGAAGTATAATTAATGATGTAGTAGAAGAAGCTATGACTCCTAAGCAAGTTACACAAGTAGGTATGCGTCTTATGAAGTTTTGTGCAAAACATGATATGCAACGTATTGCAGATAACATTCAACTTTATGCTGACCCGCTAAATGCGAGGTATGCATAATGGAGGTAAAAATGACAATTAAGGCAAAGCCAATCCTAAAAAATAAATTTTGGATTGTAGAAAAAGATGGTGAACGTATTGGTACACTATCGAAACAAGAAGACAAAAGATACATGTATAGTTGTTCATCAGGAACAGATTACTTTACTGATATTAAATCATTTAATAGTTTTATTGGTGGTATTAGTTACGACAAAGCAACTATATCAGATGGTAGCAGTACTGCTAAAGAAATACACGGTTTTTCGACGTCTAGTACACCTTACAATGTAATGTATAATGTACAAAAGAAGTTACCACTTTTTACTAAAAGTAAAAAGTCTAAGAGTTTGTATGCGGCAGGTTACTATATTATTCATTTTGACAAAGGTTGGGTAAGAAGTTTTTGTCCTAAACTTGTAACACTTGAAAAGTATGATTACAAAGGTCCTTTCAAAACTGAATTTACAATGAGACAGGAACTATCAAATGCAAACAAACGAGCCAATTAATACTATACCAATTCAACAGTTTATACAAGTTGTAAAGACTGCTGAAACTACTAACCAAAAAGAAATCAGAATTCCACTAGCACAAGCAAAAGCTCTTGTGTACGCCTTAGGAACTGTAATGGCAAATCATCAAGGCAGACTAGAAAAACTTATTATTGATAATAAATCTAGTGCTGACAATGAAACAGTTACAGTTACTATGGACGGCGGTGGTGACTGGAAATGAAATGGTTTATCGTAGTTTTATTCATGCTTGATCCGGGCGAACCTGCTACTGCGGATAGAAGTGTTTATATATTTACAGACCCGACATACGAATCACAAGACTAT